TGAGCGTGTCCGTGCCTACGGACTGAGCCGTCGTCGTGCCATCTGTGACGTCCGAATAAGCACGGCTTATGCCTCCACCGCCGCCGCCGGCTTTCAAAATATCCAGAGCATCGGCAACTGTCGCCGGTTGCGTTGTCCAATCACCTGCCGTCTTGGGATGGTAGGACTGGTCTTGGGCTTCCGATACCTTGTCGTGTTTAACGTAATCGGTACGTGGTGGCATCGTTACTCACCGCTACGATCGAGAAGGCCGACTTCCAGTGCCCAGCGCATGGTGCCGGCTTGTGGGTTCGTCCATTCGATGACCAGCACGTTTCCCCGTTCAAACGTCCAATGATGCAATTCATCTTCCGGCGTTCTGTCATTCAGCGTTGCGGTGCCGGTCGTGCCCATCGTGTCCCATTGCCACAACGTGAAATCGTACAAGCTCTCGCTGCCGGCCTGGAAGGTGAGTTCCAACGGATGATCCAAACGCAGCTTCATAGAAGCTGTGCCCGTACCATTTACGAAACGGCAACGGACGAAGGCGAGCGCGAACTTTTCAACATCCAGCGTGAAACGTGCCTTGCTCGTGCGATTCGACACGTCCCCCATATTGCCGTCGCCATTGTCACGGAATACATGAAGCGCTCGGGGGCTGATCGCCATCAATTGCCCTCTTGCGTAAGCCGGTTGTAATCCGTCAGCGTGGTAATGGTGTGCAAGCTGCTCGCACGACTATCATACTTCAATGTTCCGCCGCGATAGACAATGGCCGTTGTGATCGTTTTGTATTTCGCGTTCTGCATCAAGTCCAAGACGCCACCCGGATGAATACGTACGGTGGTCAAGACCGAGTGATTGTAGATGACGTTGCCACCCTCGAATATGTCCAGCGTCGTTATAGGCTGCACGTCCTGGATGAGCGTCCCGTTCGCCACGCGAGCCGCGGTAATGGCACCTTCGGATTCGACCAGGCCGCCGCCTTGATCAAGCACCGGCAAGGTATCAGCGCCGGAGGTGATCTTGATTCGCACATCACTGGATGGATTGTTTACGTAACCAACGATCAATTGACCGAGCGTGTTCTCGAAAAGGATATTAGCCTTTATCAGCAGGGAGACGCGGTTGGCTACAATGACTGACACGTTTCCGGCGTCGCCCGGTTCACTGCCCAATTCTACAACCACCCCGGGATTGGCGCATTGCAAGAGAATTTCATCGGTGATGTCCGCAACGCCTCCGGCGGAAGCCTCGAAATACATCGGTCCGCTGCCGAAGTGCTTGATGATGTCCGCAGCAAGGCGCAGAGTATTGCCCGTACTGCCCAGCGACCGCGAATAGGCCGCTGGTAGTTCAAGCAAGTCCAAGTCAATGCCGCTCTGATCGAGTCCGGCGTTGACGTCCGATTGCAGTGTGTGCGAAATGACGGCTTTGTCATTGTCAACCGGCACGCCGCTGGGCGACCAGTTACCTGCAACGCTCCAGTCTTGTCCTGAAAGAATTTTGTCGGCCATATCACGTTCTCCTTGTGCAGTACTTCAACAAAGCTTTCATTATGGATACTCCTCTCGAAGATCGATATGTGCAGCAAGTGGCGTAACAACGGGATCGATCAAGCTCCCGATGACGGCCCCCGTCTCTCCGATGATTAAGGAACTCGGCTGTAACTGCTGCAATGACTTCGACAAGTCCAAAAGGCCATGACATACGATGAACGGATTGTGTGCGGAGCCGAGTGCTGCCGTTGGAGCATATTGCAGGATGCCGCCTGGCTGCACGTGTAAGCTTTGCCCATCTAGCAATCGTCCCGTCATCTTGGTAAAGCCACCTGATAATATAGCTGTGCCACCCAGTGAATCGCGCAAGCATTCGACATAACCGCCGGTTTGAATGAAAGTACTCCAGTTCCCAAAGGCACTAGCGTCAACAACCAGATGACCGTTATGCACGACGATAAAGTTGGACGCGACCCATTGTAAGCCGGCCACAACGCGGCAGAAGCCGCGTTTGATATATAGATGCCTGATGACGCCATCAAGGAAAAGGGCTGATGCGACATTAAGCGAATCAAGAACAACATCACCAATATCGCCTGCATTGTGATTGAAATAGACACTTCCGCTACCACGATGAATAAGGCGCGACTTGGGATCTGTCGAGGAATTGAGCGCGTGTTTCAGGTAATTGCCCGAACTGCCGATGTTGCCTATGTAATCGCTTCTGATAACGATGCGCTTGAGAATATTGTCGAATGCAGCAACCCGATCCAGATTGGTGATAGCACTCTGATTGCTGGCAGCACCGGAGAATATGGCCGTATCCGTGCCGATACCACCGGCACCCGGCACTTGACCGCTAGACCATGATGCAATGCTGCCCCAGTCACCTGTCGTACTTATCCACGTATGTTCAGTAGCCATCTCTATACTTCTCGGTGCTGACTATTATCCATCCCTCTCTCGCTCGTTCAAGCACTTGCTCCGGGTATTGTCCTTCATGCTTGCGCATCGGGCAATACCATTTCTTGTATCTGTTCTTGCGTGTCAATGCCGACATGAACCAGTTCGGGCATCCGCATTGCGCGCAGAATAGCCGCTTGCTGGCATCGCGTTTCCGCACTTCCACAATCAGCCGCTCGCACGAAAGGCACTTTTCCATGCGCTTCTGCCACGCGGCGTCGTTGATTCTTCGGCTGAAAAAAGCGGTAAGGAACGAACGAATGAGACCGTAAGTACCAATGCCCAGCCATCGTAGAATGCGCATGCGACGGACGGCCTTACGGTTTTCAAAGCTTCCGATGAGCAGCCAGACCCAGAAGCCCGCCCACAGGCCGAAGATACGCTCATCCCAGGCAGGCTTGAACATAAAACGCGGTTCCCGTTTGCGTTTTGATTCCTCGCCGACTTGTCGTCCATTGTCCGGCGCATCTGCCACAACTATTCTGTCCTCTTCTGTCAACATGGTTTCAACCTACATCCGCATCGGTAGCCGCCAAGGATAATGTTATCCACATCACCAGCAGTGTCATCAATGGCCTGTGCAAATAAGCCGTCCACGGGCCGTATTTCTCGATCTTCCAAAAGTGCCAGGTCCTCAATCGCGGGCTGCGAACACAAAACGGGTATGCTGACGTGCCTGTCCGCCCCAAACTTTTCGAGATGGCCTGCAATGCGATGGGGCTCTGGTTCAGAACGTAGGTATACCAGTTCCCGTTCGCTAACCGTGAGAGACTGTGCATAATCCACGTCGTCGTCAACTACCATGCTCGCAGTCAGATGCCCGCATGGCGTACGGTATTCGGGGTTTACCGCCTGCACTCTACAAGGGCGGTCCGAACGCTCATGGCACCGACTAAATGGATCGCGTATTTCCCCGTATCCGATATCACAAAAACCGAAGCTGGGCGCATCGCAACACCAGCCGCAGGAACAACAGCTCGTATTGGGGCTTGGCACCTCACATAGTTGCCGCTCTAATCCAACTTGGCAATTTGCGGCTTGCAAAATGATGTCATCACAACAATCCGGATGAACTTCATTACAAGTTCGCGCTAAGGGGTGACAGCAGGGCACATCTCCAGGGCAATAGAAAAGTCGCGATTCATGCCATGAGCCAAACTCATGCTTGAACCATTTACACATACAACTATTGGCGCCGGTGCATGTGTGGCGAGAAGGGCCTTTCCAATGAGGATATAAAAGGCATGCCCAGCTAACATGACCGACGCGACTGCAATCCACACACGTGCCCTCACGGCCCGGGAATGATTCGTACGTGCTTCCTTCATTGCGAATATGATCACGTATGCGATCAAGGAGGTCCATTGTACGGCGGTCGCAATCCTCGTCGGCATCAAAGCATGAATCTCCCGGAGAACTTTGACAGCCCACGTAATCGCTGGTTGCAACGCCGAGGTCGCTCTCCCTGTAGCATCTGAACGGGGTGCTGCAGAAACAATCTAGAGTCTGGGCTTCCCGAGTTATAAACACACAGAAGTTGGAACAATTACCCGGATTGCCCCAAATAGGAGGCTCGCGCCAACTGGAGCCAGCAATTACCCAGAATCGCCGAAATGGCGGACCATCTAGAGTCAACAGGCATGCACATGTTTCTTTCCAAATGCTCATATCGGGCAATTCACTAAGCGCGTACGGTCCACGGGCGCACCCGTACGCACGTTGAGATACTGCATGAGGAACCGTTCACCATTGACCGTAACAACCGGCATGACCTGCGTGCGACTGAAGCCGCTAGTGGCGTTGAACGTGTGGTTGATGTACTGCCCAGCGGCTGAATTCGGCCAATACCGCACGAATTCACGGCGGCCCGTCAGTGAGGCCACGCCAGTCGTCGCATTAACGGTCACGTATTCAATCTCTACGTCTAGGAAGCGTGCGTTGCGCACAACGGCAAATTCAACGCTGGAAGATATGGTAGGCAGTGCAACGATCGGGAACCCACCAACACCATGCAATTGCAGCACTTTCCCCTTAGCAGTTTGCAACGACGGCGGCCTTGCAGCGTCGATGACGAACGGAGCATAGTCAACCGGTTCAGCACCAGGTTCAGCAAACGCCGGGAACGGCTCACCGACAAGCTCATACAGGCCGGTCAACGGAACCGGCTGAGTATCGTTGATCAGGTAGCGTATCTCTTGCACTTCGATGGTGTTGGCATTCTCCGGTGGTTCGTGCAGGATGACGACGTACTTAAATCCGCTGGTCGCACCTCCACCATCCCAGCTTCGTGCATCGACATTTGCATCCACGAGATCAAGGCGCAAATCTTCGCCTTCTGCTTCCACCCGCACGGCTTGAATAGCTGCGGCAAAGATTGGTTCTCCAATCTTGTAGGCGGGCGACAGGAGTTGCGTCTGCTCGCTACCATCCAGATGGCGCAAGGTTCTTTCGTTGCTGTCAATGTAATTGTATTGGATGTCGTCAATCGTTTGGCCGTCGAATGGATTGAGGCGCAAATGGAAGGGTTTCGCGATGTGTTGGCGTACGGTATCCTCCATGCCGTCGCCTAGAAGATAATCATTATTGATCTCGCGGATGATAAATCCGCGCAATTGACGTGTTTCTGGAATGTGCTTGAACCCGATGTGAAATGCACTCGAATCCTTGCGTATCTGCAAAGGCGGATCGGCTGTCATATTGTGCAAGGCACGGACGGCGTTCATCACGTCCGCCAATTCCCTTGCAGAGAAGTCCCGCCAGTTCTTGCCTCGTTGAAATAGCGGAAACCTCATGGGAATAGTCCCATCAAAATTGCAAAATTGCGTGCTTCGGCCACAAGGAAATCATAATAATATCGTAGGCCGCCGAAGTATACTGGTGTGAAGCTTCCATCATTCTGCTGGAAGCGTGCGAAACGTCGTTCAATATCCAGACGGGTAAAGGAATACATGAACTGTAATGTTACATCCCAGGACAAGGACGTAATGGGATTACCGAGGCCGCTTCCACTGTGAAAGGCCGTTCCAGATTGGGTGCGGATCACGTAATCAGTAAATTTCACATGCCCATGTGGAGCGCCATAGAAATATCCGTCGTTTACGGTATTTTTGTAGGATGCCAACAAAAGTGAGTTTCCAAGCAAAAAGCCATTAGTGATTTTATGCAGATTCAACTGCGCTGCCGCTAGGCTGCTTGGCACACCTTCGTCATCAGCGAAGCCGGTCTCTATGAGGGATACAGGGAGCCCTTCCACTTCAGCATACAATGGACTTGATTCTCCTGCTTGCGTCTTGCGGAAGGTCGGTGAGCCGATGAATCTCGTACCAGGCGGTACTTCTTGCAGTAGTTGAATCGGAATATCCAATCCAAGGAATTCAATATCCCAGCCTGCATGAACTCCAAGGGTGCGCTCTGATATGATGGGTGCAAATCTATAATCGACTCGAACGATCTTGTGTGTTGAAGTCGGAGACGCTAATTCCTCATAGGAATCAGCCATCATAAGGAAGTTCCAGGGATGCCGCGAGAAGAGCGGTACACCGCCGACTGTGCGCTGCAGCGTTAATGCCGGATCGTCGGTGGGACGATCCAAGATCACGTCAAAGACGCGCGGCAGCCGGATGCCATCTGGCGATATGGAACTGCCGGAACGACTGCCTAGTATTTCCTGTACCCGTGCTATCGGAGACCACCCTTCTGTAGTTCACGTTCCATGTTTTCAAGAATCCTAATCTGTTGCTGCAATAGTTTTACTTGCTGTCGTTCCGGGTCGTCACTACCTGACGCAGGTCGTCCTGCTGAGCCGATGCTCGTATAAAGACCGGCAAGCAGGCTACCTTTGCCGCCTGCGCCGCCTCCGGCCACATCCGCAATTCCGAAGCGGCGACGTAGAAGTGCTTCGCTTGTGCCAGTCATTCGCGATATCTCTGGAATGACATCTTCGATAAGACGCGATGACATCAATTCCTTTTCCATTTGATCCGCCTCTTGCCGTACGCGACGCATGGCATCTAAAGAAGTCAAAGGCAATGCCAAAGCTGCTGCGTCTTTCTCCGCTATGTTTTGTCTAAAAGCCCTTGCCCATTCGGCAGCGGCCTTTTCTGCGTCTTCAAATTCCTGCTGCCTGGATCGTTGATCTTCTATTTCTTGCCGAGCATGGTCCTGGCGTTCTTGTGCATATTGTCGCTCTTCTGCCGCAGCACGCTCTTTGGCACGGCGTTGATTTTCTATTGCCACCATGATATCAGCTTGCTCTTCGTAGTTGGGAATGGCACCGGGCATACCGATATGCATTTCACGAATGGCCAATTGACGAAACTCATCCATGCCGCCGCTGCTTCGTGATCGATCCAATTCTAGTTTCAAGCGAGCCATGCTTACTGCTGCTCGGGTGAATGTTTCCCGTTCGCGTGCTAATTTGTCCATTTCTTTGGGCGATAATGGCGAACTCTGAGACCAGCCCACATACGATAGCACCCAATCGGAATAAGCGTCCCGATTTTTGATGAGTGCTACGGTCAATGATGCTATGCCAGCAATGGCCCCCAATGGTCCAAATATACTATATCCCATACTCTGCAATGCTGAAACAAGATTCAATGCTTGTTGTGCAGCATCCGGTAGTTGTCCCGATAATTGCCCTAGAAGAGGATTCAAAGTCCGCAATCGTAAGCTTGTTACCTCGAAGGAGCGTCCCAGATTGTCCGCTTGCGACACTGCTGTTCCCATCGTACTTGCGGTCAAGCGTATAGGCGTATGATCGGCAACATCCTGAAATGCTTTCATGGAAGATATGAACCGTCCCTTTGCATCTCGCAGTGCCGTGAACGCCGCTGTATCGTTCAGGGTTAGCAGTATCTCCGCTTCGCTAATCGTGGTTTTGGCTGGCACGCAGGGCCTCCAAGAGCATGGCGAATTCCGCGGGCGTCAACTCATATACTTGTCGTGGAGACATGTGGTATTCATGGCATATCGTGCTTACGCATTTATTCCAATCATCTCTGGCACGGGTGTCGCCAGCGCCCCAGCCAAAGAGATTGTAGGGTCCGGCTGTTGCTCCAGCCGTTTTTCCAGCAGGTGGGCATGAATGAGGACATCCTGAATGATACGCCGCGCCATCGGCATAAGGAGCCGTACCTGTTCCTTGGTAATGTTCGAATCACCGCGGCGCAATGCATAATAGATACTGTAGAACTCGCCCTCCGGAGTGCCTACCATAACTTCCATCGTCACGTCCTTGCACATGATGGCCGCAAGCGTCGCACTGACGACCTCGTATGGCAATCGTACCGTTTCGACAGTCGCCAGAAACTGGCTCACCCGATCGCCACGTATAGAATTGGCAATATCGAAGCGATCGCCGATGGTCAGTGCTCCAATGGTATAAGTGCGCCCATTCATTGCGAAGCTGAACGGTCTCTGTGCGTCAATGCTCAAATCCATTTACTGTGCTCCTATGAGGTCGTATTGCATCTGGATGCTTCCAGATTGTGCCGTAAATGTAATAATGTCATTTACGCCGGCAGTGATCGGTAGACCATCTACCGGGAATGTTTTGTGCCATACGGCGCGAGGGCCTAGAAAGTCTTTGAATCCTGCACCAGTGCCGGAATAGATACTGGTAATGAGATTGCCGGATATCTCTAATGTGCCCGTCGTGTCCTCGATATTGCAGACGCGTATGGCACGCAGGACCGTCAGGTTGAAAGCCTGGCCGAAAATGTCCAACAGCGTGGTGCCACGCACGTCAAGACTGGTGCCCCCTATTCCAACTGTGAGCTTATCGCTTACGAAACGATTAGCTTGATGGACACCGGTGCCGTTTGTAAACTTCTGGAACTGCGGGGGAAGATCAATTTCGATCAATTCCGCAGCTTTGGTGAGGTCTGTATCGCTGCGGTAGTAACCTCGCAGGGTGTCGCGCAAAACAAGGGATAGGGTCGTAGCCATTGCACCTTAAGTAATCGCATCGGCGTTCAGAATTTCGCCACTACTCTCAAAGTCCAACGAAAACGTAGCTTGACCGGTTTTGGGAACGTCGAGGCGCACATTGCTGATGATGCCTGAGAACTTGTAGCCTATATCCGCCGCTGCTTCCGGCGCTGTCATCACGCGCGTGTAGAGGTTGAAGCCGGCGGTAGGCAAAGCATCCTCAAGTTGCAAATCGGCTATCTTCACGACGTTCGCACTATCCAGATATCCTTCAGCAGTACCCGTTGCATCGTACAAACCGCCTACGATCTTGCGCGAGTTTGTGAGAGTATCGAATGTGTCGTTCGGTAGCATTTCCTGGCGGATACTGAGCGTCCAACGAGTCACATGGGCAATAGCGACTTCACCTGTAGCGGATACGGGGCTGGCGCTGAACGATCCTGCTGCAAGTGGAATCGTGATGCGACCTCGTACGCCGGTTATCTGTGTGCCAAGTGCCATTATGGAGCCGCCGCGGGAATGGTTATGTCACCGTCGCTCTGGAAATCTAAAGTAAACGTCGCCCATCCGTTTTTTGGCGTATCCATGCGGATGTTGCTTACCAGTGCTTGGAACCGATAGCCTAATGTAGAACCGGCAGTGCCGATCGTATAAAGATCGAACCACGCAGGATCACCCACCCCTGGCGCAGTATCGACGATCACGTCTTCCGTCTGAATGCGGATCAGATTGAATAGATTGATGTTGTCCATTCGACCTTCGACGCTGCCGGTGAGGGACATCATGCCGCCTAGCTTGCGCCGGGCATTGTCTTGCTGCTCGAAGGTGCTGGCATCAAGTATTTCTCGGGCAATGGTGGCGGACCATCGGATGATATTGCCGACGGCCACCGTACCGACTGCATCCTGAGCACCGGGCGTTATCGTAATACGATTGGTTCCGATGAGTACTTTGCCGCGTACGCCGGAAATGGATTGTCCTAATGTGGCCATCCGCTAGCGGCCTTTCGAATGAGCGTGCAACAATGCAGTGGTACGCTTGGACCAATAGGCACGACGGTTGTGCAGTAGACGGCGAATCCAAGGGCGTGCAGCGATAGTACTAGTGCCTCCATCTAACCATACTCCGTATTGAAGCGTGGTAACAATAATCTCACGACCTTTGCGGATGACATGTGTATTATCCACGAGTTGGCCGCTGTCTCGTGCCGGAATCTGTCCGCGCTTAGATGGCGGTGGCGCTTGCTTTGCGCTCAATCTGTGCTTGTATTCCGCTTCAATCTCGCCTGTCAGGTCGTTCAGGACTTGCGACAGAACGCGGTTATTGCGCGTAATGATGCGATTGAGATTGAACTCGATTCGCCTAACTCTTGTCGCTGATAGTGCCATCACATGTTCGCCGTAACTGCCGTCGCACGGTCAACAAAGACCTCGAAAGTCACTTCCATCTGCCATGTGTTTGCCAAGTCCTCAACTCGCTCCGGTGGCGAACTACCGGTAAGCCACATGCCCGTTATCTGCACTCCATCGCCGCATGAGAATACTTGATCGCCAAACACCCGAAGCAGATGTTGCGCAATGCGCTTCGCGGTTCTCGGCGTTACCGAGGAAGTATGGATCGTGAACGTGGCTTCCCATTGCTCCTGATGCTCTTGGAAGGCCGATACGTTTTCGGCCATCGTCATTGCAAGTGTTACGTAAGGTCGCGTTACTTGCTGCTCTTCTCCGATTGGATAGAGCTTGCGAGCCTCCTTGACGAGACGCATATCGCCGTCGAATTGCTTGATCAGTGCCAATTCGATCTGTTCGATCATCAGATCTGTTCCTGCTGTGCAATGGCAAATCGTCGGAGGCTGGTGACTGCGGTACTGGACTGACCCCAGCCGAATAATGGATCACGGCTTCCGGTACTGGCGAGCGTGGCGGCCGATGGCAAGACGGCCTTCCCTTCACGTATGAGTTCCAGCCATGCAACAGCCTGGTCATATGCTAACTGCATTCCAGCCAAAACTTCGGTTCCCGGGCGAGCCACTAAGAAATACGCCGCCAGATCAAGCGTGATTCCCTTGAGCATGGCAGCAACGCCGGCGTCCGTCGTGCTGACCGGCACTTTGTAGCGATTGCCGCAAAAGCTGTTGATGAAGCCTTCGGCATGGTCGATGACTTCATTGAGTACGGCGGTATCAGGTACGCCGGTCTCATCTATCGTGTTCGTAAGATGAGCAACCGCCTCATTGTTCTCGAACCTGTTTTGCAAGTCTGCTACGCTCGCGTAGTTGCCCATCAATCAGCCCCAATTCATCGGCTTTCTTTTTGAGTCGGTTTTTTTCGGCAGCTAAGGCCGTTTTATTCACGGAGTCTATAAACGCTGTTTCGTCTTGCGGTTCAGATGCAAACTCCAGCCACCGTAGACGATGCAATGTATCCACCTCTTCCGGTTTATGTCGCAGGGCCGCAAGAATGGGATCAACAATGCACACGCGTTTTACGACTTCTTCCTGCCCGTTTTTCTTAACCGTGGTGACTTCCTCGCGGTATACTTGCCCGTTCTCAGGTATTCCTCGTTCCGTATCGCGCTTTCGCAATTCACTTACGACTTGTGCACGAATGGAACGGCTCTTAAGCGCAGCATTCGCATTATTCCACGGCCTTCCGCTTACTTTGTCAATGATGACCATATCTCAATCCTAAGAGAAGGTACTCTTAACCGCCTTGCGCGGTTCGCCGTATTGCAAGTGATACCTCTGCCGAGCGATGAACTTGAGGCCGTGATTCTCAGCCAGAGACGCATCATCACTGAGTACATCAAGTTCAAACGGCGTCCGTGTTTGCATGATGAACGGCCGTCGCTGCGGCGTTCCAGTCGCAGCCATGAAGAACACATTGTTAGCTGCCGTCAGATAGGGCAGGACGTCCAGTTGTGCCAGGTTCTGACCGAAGGGGTTGCTGGTATTGACGATGATCGTCGCATTCAGCGCTTCCGTCGCCGCCTTGCGATACTTCGGCGGAACGATGACGCGGAACTCGGAGGCTGATGCGGCATTGTATCCGGCACGTCCCTGATCGTCGGCGAAGCCCTCCAAGGCTGCGACAGCATCACGCAATGCATCCAGAAATTCAGTCGTTGTCGGATTGGCTTCCACCGTCGCTGCTACACCGACGTTATTGTCAATGGTGCCCGATGCACCGATCGTTCTGGAATCGGAAAAGAACGCCACGCCGTCGTACGTATCCGTCGTCGTTGCTTCCAGCTTATCCTTGAGTTGCTCATCCTTGAACAAGGACCAGAATTGGGCGGCTTGACTGATACGCCGATCGATCTCGCCGGTCTTATCATCCTCCAGTGCGTTGCGATCGATGACGAATGCGAGCGTGAATTCCTTATTGGCAATGTTGTACGTGAAGTCCATAAGTCCTTCGAAGGCATAACTACCTGCGAATTCCTTGGGCTTAGGCATGGCACCCAACCACGAATGCTGCTCGCTCTCGTTGGTGGACTCGACTTCCGTACACCAGCCTTGCCAGATATTCGGTGCCGCATCCATTGCATCGACGAACTTGCCGAGTGCTTCGCGCTGGGTAAGTTGTTTGAGAAGGTTTGGCATCTGTTATTCTCCTTAGCTGCTTTGCGGCCACAGCATACGCACGACGACTTGCCCCGCGGCAGGCACGTCTACTACACGACCGACTAAACTGTTGGCCGTGCTCACGAACGTCAATACATGATCACCATTGCTATTCGCATTGTCCGCGTAGACCAATTTTCCGGCCGCTTGGATGTCGGTAACAGCGGCAGCAGCCAATGCGTGCTGGAAGAGACCTCCAGTCCATACCTGTACGCTCTTCGCACCTGCGGCACCAGCGGCATTGTCGGCCTTGTGCAGAGCAATGCCGACAACTTGCGCAGCACCGACACTGCAAGGACGAATATACCCACTACCAAGATTTACGAAGGAACCCTGATAGACGATGTCACTGGCGACCACTCCATAATTTCGCACGCCTCCGCTTGGCAGTTGATCCAATCCGGATATGTTCGTTGGAACCGCTCTGTCTGCTGCTAATGCGGCCATTTAGTTCTCCTTTGCTTTGCTATTGGTGTCCAAGGCTTTCACTTCATCGCGTGTCAGCCGTGGCAATCCGGCGGCCATAAGACCCGCATTCACCCATCCGGCTTTCGTGGTCTTAAGGACATGCGTTTCGCTGTCATAGCCACGAAGTTCAGCAGCGATGAGGCTTGTCCGATCGGAGGGCCTGCCGGATGCACCGAATGTACCTTCGGTCATCACGCGTCCCGGAGGTGCAACTACAGGCATGGCCGCGAAAATCTTTTTGAAGCCTTCGGGATCCTTGTTGGCTAAGTCCTTTGCAGCAGCCACGGCGTCTTTGGCATCGGGTAAGAGCCGACCTGCCTCAATCTGTTCCTCTACAAGTTCAGCAGCAGTGCGCTGCTTCTCCTTTTCCTGATTGTCAGCCGCAGCTTTTTCCAGGGCTGCAATTCGACCGGCCATTGCATCGTATGATTCGGCCTTGATCTTCAATTCAGCCATATGTGCCGTCTCCTCTTGGCTTTCTTTCTCTTCGTCCTCCTCTTCCTCTTCAGGGTTTCCTTTGCCGATCTTGGCAATGACGGCCTGCAAAACCTCCGTCATGGAAGCTTCGGGACTTAAACCAAGAACGCTGATAATTTCTTTCAAGGCGGAACTGACCGGATCGACCGCCGGCATTTCATCCATGACGGCAGCTTGTTTCTCTTTCGCATCTGCCTTGATGTCACCTGCCATTGTCTTTGCGTCCTTTCTATGTGCAGCTTGTGCCAACAACTCCGGCAATTCGCGCGTACGCGGCCTGTTTGTTAGCGCCACGCTATGTAAGCCACTAAGCTTCCCAGTAGCCTTCTCAAAATACACAACCGGACTGATGTACTTGAATTTCTTAGATTCAATGAGTTCTCGCGCTTCATCAGTCCATTCCACGAAACCGTAGAGCCCTTTACCCGCGACGTATACCAGATCAGTGATCCATCCCGCGGCTTCGGCCTTTATGTCCAGGCCGTCTTCGGCCTTTGTCGTCTGATGATGGTAATCAACAGGCAACTGCACGCCCTGCCGCTTGAAATCCTCGATGATTTGCTGTGCGGCAGACTCGTCCAGGAATGCCGTCATACCGGACCAGTTGATGTCACCGGCATGTAGGAGAAGAATGCGGCGAGGAGCACGCGGCGTGATGCTGCGACTGGAGACCAACACATCGACCATGGCGCAGGATTCAACGCGGCAAGCTGTTATTTGTCAACAGGTGAGATGCGTCGGGTAGTCACCCATTCATGCAAGTCAGACGCTTGGTACCGCACTGAATGGCCGAGTTTAACATATGGCGGACCGGTATGTCTATATCGCCACATATCCAGTGTAATGACTTTAAGGTTAAGTATTCGTGCTGCCTGCTGTCTAGTGAGCAGAGTCGCAAGTGTTTGTTCTATCGGCTGCTCAGTCAAGATTTTTTTCCAATAAACAAGTGCGCACTGCCCGGTGGCCCTTTATTCCAGGTTTCGGAACAGCCCTGCACGATCGCAGATAGCGCCTCTGCATACTCCGCCCGTTCGGCATCGTGGAGGATCATGTAACCTCCAGGAAGCAACTTAGACCAGCCTTCTTGCAACTGATTGGGTCGCCCCATAGAACGCCCATCAACGAATACGCAATCAAACATGTCCGTTAATCGTGCATGTGGTGGTTGCCCAAACTCTTGCAAGCTATCTCCATCCGGCTGGCTGTAATACAAACTAAGCGACGCCAGTTCCATTCCCGCGTCCTGTAAACTGCGATACAGAACCGCAACACGATTGATCCAATACACGTCCTCTTCAAGAGACACCACCTTGCACAAGGGATTCGTGTAGCACAACCATACCGTCGATCCGCCGGACCCATATTCGAGACACTTCCGGCAGTCAGGCGACGTGATTACATGCTGGAGCGCCGCCTGATGTGCGTAGGACATCCAAGGAATCGGCTTCCAATCGTATTGTTTCGTCTGCCACTCCACCTGCGCGGCATTGTCTAATGCATCGGAGAGCAAGCTCAAGATCAATCTCCTTGTAATGTCTGCACACATAATGCGTGTGGATGAAGACTCCGAATCCGGCTTTCTTGCATCTTCGGCAGAAGGCCACATCCGTTCCATAACGCAATATGCCGTCCGGGTTCCACTCAGACGAGAAGGGCGATTGTATCGTTTCCAGAACTTTGCGACGGATGATCATGCACCCGGTCCCTACATGATCCACGGCAGCTAAACCGTCTTCCGTTTCGTCGCCATAGCGCGAGAAGTTCCAACAGAATGGATTGCGATCAAGCTCTTTCAATTGCCACAATGGACATGGGATACCGATGACGTCTATGTTCGGATACCGAATCACCAAATCGATCGGGTTGCGCAGCGGCACATTATCGTCATCGATGGTTATAAGCCATTGGCAATCACTGTCCAAGAAGCGTTTTGCGATCTGGTTCCGATTATTCTCGCAGGGGACGGCGTTGTTGAAAAAGAATCTCTTGTCCACACGCGCATCGCTCATCCAACCCATCATTGCACATACCAAGTCCACATGTATCCAGCCCATGTGTGGCACGGCAATGAGAACTTTCGGAAGAGGATCAGCCATCCTTGCCGTCATCCTTTGGCAGCGGGAATCCGAGACGCTCGTAGATGACCGAAGAGTCTATGGGCAACCCCAGTTCACGCATGAGCCGAATCTTGTCCAAGTCCGTGCGTTCAGCATCAAGTTGACGCGCTTCAATGATCCGCCGTTGAAACTTGGGAATGAGTACATCACGACCCGGCCAACGAAACATGACAATAGGCCGAATGATCTGCTCGCGGATCATGCGGCGTTCCTTCTGCACATCTGAGAAGGTGATGGAGGCTCGCACGTTTTCATGTACGCGACCTAGAGCAAGACTGCCGACATTGCCCTGCTCGGTCGTCAATGTTTGGCCGAGATACAAAATGGATTGCTTAGCCTCAATCCAATCAATCATGCCCTCGAACGGCTGATTATGTTTAGCCGCTTCAAGGAATTGCAGGTCCACCCCCTTGGGGAACATGGCATACATTTCGGTACCCATATTCTCCAACATACTCTTGACTTCAGCTTTGACGTCATCCTGCACGCCCGGTTCGATACTAGCCGTGCGAACCGGCTGGCCGAAGGTCTCAATGTAACCGCTCCAACTGGCAATTAAGAAATGCTTAATCACCCAAATGTAGGATTGCGCTCGGCTGATCGTTACGCGCATCGGGAACCCGGCACGGCTGCTCGGCGTGTAGGTTACGAATTTCGGCTGAACTGCCGCCACGCCTGGATATCTATTGTCTTCCGTCTCCACATAGATTTGCGTAGGATTGAACAAACTGCCTTGCAGTCGATGGCCGGGTACTGAGACGATATCCACCAGCCGACCACGCTTCCAAATCAATTCGGCGACCGAGATACCCGGGCCAATGGCTTCCGCCAGGTGCTCAAGCACAACTGGGAAACTCGGTAGTTGTTCCAATGTTCCCTGAACGAATGCTGCAACCTCCATTTCTTCGTCCGATGCGTCTTTACTTGCAGGCACGATCGTCCAATCTAATGCCGTCAAGGCTTCTCGCCGGCGGCTTGCGACATCTTGCAAGTGAGCATCTTTGGCTTCCATTTCCTCCGTCATCTCTATGGCGGCTGCAATATCCCCTGCATCAATCTGTTTCCACCAAGCAGAGAATTTGTTAGGGGTGGGGAAATCGGTGAGATACCGACGATTGTAGTCAATCGACAAAGACGGCTTGTAAATTGAATGATGTAGACGGGCCAGCACCGGGCTCGTCTCGCGTACATTGATCATCATATCATCAAGTCCTTTCTCAGACTGAAGCCGCGAGTGTGCTTCACGTTCAACGGCCTAATGTCGCAGCCGGCGACGCCGTTCACAAGATATCGCAGAGCATCCAAAGCATCATAATGCCCGCAGGCTTCTGAACGCCCCTTGTCCGGGAAGCCTGTCCGCTCATTGTAGATCAATGATTCCGATTCACGAAGCAGGCGTCCTGCACACGAACGGACTATCTTCAAGTTCCCAGCTAATATCATAGCTCGTACACGCTGCCAGCTTGCTTCCGAATCCTGCGGCTTGGCCATTATGGGTGCAGCCATGAATGTGGCATCAGGCCGGAGTTTTTCGAGTTCCTTCCTTGCGGCCAGCGCACTCGGATCGCAGAAGTATCTGTGGCCGACCATAATGGCCGATGCCTGATCAGTCGATAACGATTGTGCGAATACAGCCACGTCAATAACGAATATAACTTGACCAAATCGCACCGCACTGATGATCACGGTGTCATCGTTGTAGCCGAAGTCAATGCCGCCTACCCGATTCGTGAAGTATTCCATACCGGCGTAGACATAAGGCACGTCCTCAATTATGCAGCTATCCAGGTGCGGGACAACCAGACTACGCGTGCCTCGTACTGCCTCTTCCGCCGTTGACGGATACTCTTGCCGGAACGTGATCTCGCCTAGTTCGGCCAGCTTCATGCGTCGCCAAGCGATGTGGCCTGGCGTAATCCTAACGCCGTTATCGTGTGCGCTTTGGACAAGCCATTGTTCTTCATCGTTGATCGAGACATCAGCATCGGCCGGCGACGTAGCCCAATCGTTCATGTACCAAGGAAAGAACAATGGCTCATATGCACTGCTCGGATCATGAGCAGCTTCGAATCGTTCATAGAACAAATCGCGCCCTCGTGCCGTGGACTCGTAGATAATGACGGTGCATGGATCAAATGGCACGGCCTGAGTCGATGCATATTCCGTTTCGTGCTTGTTCTGTTTCCATAGGGCCACTTCCGATAGGTGCAACAGGTTCGGCGTTCCGCCGGCCCCGAACGATTCACCGCCAGCAGTGTGACAGATGAACCGCGAACCGCCATCGAAGCTTATCTGGTTCTGCCCTACGCCCAGTGCCGTGTATGGGTAATGCTCGGCCATGAGTTTGCTGATTTGGAAGATTTCCGACGTGCTGGCCGCTTGGTGTGCCAGCATATTGCCGATCTGATTGCCGTAGTGTGCACAAAAGAAAAAGAATAGAGCTTGCACCATGGTGCTGACGCCGGGCTTCCGGTGCTTGAGGATCACCAGCCGTACCGGCTGCCCTCTTGCCGCCTGGCTCATCGCAGTGGCAAGAACAATGCACTGTACGTCATTGAGGCAGAGCGGGATGAGCGTTGCCTCGCGCGAACGAATAATCGCTAGTCCACTTTCACACCAACGGTAGAAGAGCAATAGACGCTCAAGCATTGGAGGGCATGGTTTGCCCTCTTGAAAATCACTGTTGAGTTTGTGTATCAGCTTGCGTGCTCGGAAGGCTTTGCTTTCCATTTGTGCCATCAGCATCGAGGAATCCATGCTGTTTAAGTATAGCGATAAGTGCAGAACCTCGCTCGCCGGATGGAGCCTGCATGACACTGTTGGCTAATTGCACTTGCTGGTCGTTGGCCACTACTACGTTGACTGCCGGCTTATCATCTTTGGGAACCGGATCAAGCCGACGCAATAGTTGAAGCTGCGAATTCATGATCAGGGGCACTTGCCATGAATGTTCGGGTTCACACAGTGCCCATTGCCATAACCGAAGTGCTAATGCCTCGAAGCGTGTTCGTTCTTTAAGTTCACCATTTGGTTCCGGGTGCAGAATTTTGCGCCGTCCAAGTGCATGAAGTGCCTTGGCGAACAGCGGCGCTCGTAGGAGTTGATGGCCCTTTGGAAACTGACACAGCTTCGATCCCAAGCTTGAACCTGGTTTCCACGGTTCATTTGCCATTTACAGCACTACTTTCTCAATAATTCTGCGTTGCTCAAGCATTTTGCCTATTAGTTTTATAGGGTAATTGCCGACAATGGTAGCAAGTCGAGGCCGGGAATCCACGACGAACATAAGCCTGCCGTCCTTCGGTGCCTGTCTAACCCGGCCTCGGTGCTGGGGACGGCGGG